GCACTATACTATGTGCTCAAGACATTTATCTGAGATTTATAGCGTAGTACTAAGTTAGTGCATAACGCACTTGTAAGTTTATTTCACCAACAGCGTACGGCGCTAATAAACCTTCGTCAGTTGTTATTGATGTAACCAGTATTTCTGTGGTTTCTTCAGTGTCTGAATAACTTAATACTCGGTTACTATCAATACATTTTTCTAAATCTTCTAGTAGTGTTTCTAGCTGCTCTTGTGAACTTTCTTCGCTGCGCACATACACTTTAACACATACACCTAAATAGCCCCAGGTAAAGTCGCCGGGTAAGTATTCTCGTTGCTCTGATCCAGGTGTTACAAATACAGCAGGAAAGTCGTTGACTTCATCCCAAAATTTTAGCTTGGCAAAGCTGTTTGAGAATAAATTGGTTTGATAAGGTGCTGTACCGTCTATGGTTTTAAAACGCTCTGCCAAGGCTTTTACGATTGAGGTTCTTCGGCTCATACATTTACCGATCTTAAACGGTTAGTTACTAGTTGTGCTGCAACTTCACGAATTGACTTTGAGATTAACAGTTTAGGGTCACGTGTTTTTGGTGACTCTTGACGACCACCTGCACTAAAAGTTGCATATGGATTCCGCATATAACTATAAAACGCAGTTATCATGCCTTCACGACTTTCGGACAATCTTTCAACTTTTACTGATTCTGCAAATCTGCCAGTACGCAAGTTGAGTATGTCTCTACGATTGCCAGTACCCATGTTTTGTTTTACTTGCTGAACTAATTGAGCATCTAGAAGTCGTTGTAAACTTGTTAGGTTTGATACGCTCTTTTTTACTATATTATTTCTATTAACTAATTTTTTAGCAGTTATTGTTGTGGATTTTGGTTTGGTTTGTTGTATTTTTTTAATATTAGTAGAAGTTTTTGATACTTTTTTATTAGTACTTTTACTACTTTTACTAACTTCGCTTAAACTAGCTTTTGGTATTGACTTTCCACCCATTATATTAGCAAGTGTTTTTCCAATTGCTGTTGGTATGGAATCTGATCCTTCAGCATTTAAAAGAATGTCACCAAATTTATCCGCTCTTTGAGTAATCTTTTTAGCATACTCTTGTAATAATTTATCTTCAGCAGCGGCTAGTGAGCTTGCCATTTCTTTAGATATTTTTGCTAAGTTACCAATATCTTTAAATATATTTTCTAATTCAACTAAGGAATCTGGTTTTCTTAGTTGTGACGTACTTCCTGCAGGAGTATAATAAGAAGCAGATCTAGCTGCAGCTATTAATTTTTCTAGTTTATTTCCTGCTGTAGAAAGTAATTGTCCTACTTTACTGTTTTCCCAAGCAATTTGTATTTCTGCTGCTGATTTAGGATTATTAGGATCTATATATACTTCTTTTGATAATTTAACAAATATATCGGGCCTTGTCTTTAAAGAAGACGATAGTAGGTCAATATCTTCTAATAAATTAAACGCTGCTGAAAAGGTTTCGTTTAATTTTTTAATACTCTCTCTATCAGCATCAGAATTAATTTCTAGATTTTTTGCTATATCTACAGAAAGCTCGCCAAAAGAATAATTATTATCATCAACTGTGGCACCAAAAGCTCTAAAAAGTTTTTGATTAAATATACCCAGCAAGTGACCAGCATCTGTATTTGCATTTATAAAATCTACTAGTACTTGATTACTAGTTTTTAAACTAAGATATTCTGAAAATAGTTTATTTATAGTACTATGTTCGGTTTTTAATATAGCAAAAGTATCACTATTAAGATTTTCAACCGTATATTTTTGTGTATTGTTAACGTAAGTTAAAAAATCATTATATAAGTTTGGATCAGAAAGCACTTTGTTTGCTTGACTAGCCAAATCTTTAACAATATTTTGTAAAGCTTCTACTTGATCTGGACTATTTTTAATATTATTTTTTAAATAGTCTTTAAGAGCTTTGTATCCTGGCTGTTTAGATATAGTACCATCTTTAGTACTAATAACACGAGGGCCTGCAGAAGCTAGTCCACTAGCTATATTATTAAACCCACTTGCTAATTCTGCTAAACCTGATTTTCCAAATATACCTGTTTGATTTGGATCTGTTAATAACCTAGTAACATTTGTGCTAGTAACTTGTATTTTTATAAAAGTTCCGCCAAATCTTTTTCCAGGTAAAGTTTCTGCTACTTTTGAAATATCAGCATCTATTTTTGCTAATAGTTTATCTAATATTTCAGATTGCAATACTTTACTAAGTTTACTTACACTCATGCGTAACCCGCCACATAAAGATCTAGTACACGTTTAATATGTGCCGGTAAGTTGGCTCCGCTAACGTACTCGATTTGTACTGAGTTAGTGCCGGGTGCTTTGGTAGAGTGAATAGCCGAATCGTTTTGACGATAGTAAGTTAACAAGTCCATTGTGGCTAATTTTAAGTCAGCTGGCACTGTTTCGTAGCCAGCTGTATATACAACACGATAACCACGAAGTTGCTTGGCCCAGCCTGTACTACTTAAACTATAAACTTTGTCGCCGTCCAGTACCCAGTCTAAGTATTCTACTAGACTTGTCCAGTTTTGACCATAGTCTGAACTATACTCAACACCTAATACACGAACAATAGGAGATTCCGATAGCCTAAAGTATTCAACGTCACCATTAAACATTTCGGTTTTAGACTCATCAAAGTAATCTAAAAATCTGCGACCACAGTAGTTTTTTATTAATTCACTAACGGGTGATAATAGTGCATCAATCTCTGTATCGCTATTAGTACTGTTTATTCCTGCGTAGGCTTTGTACTCAGCCTTAGTAATTAATTCAAAAGCCATGTCCGCTCCTAGCAAAACCGTCTTTTAAAGCATACTAGTCAATCTGCTTTAAAAGACGGGGCCCGAAGGCCCCATCCCCCTTCCCATCCCTGAGAATATTAAGCTACGTAACGTAAGGTGCTTACACCCTGACCGTAGTTTGTGGTAACTTGTGTAAGACCAGTGCGTAAACTTGCAACCATTACGCGACGCTGTGTCTCGATCAAGTCATCGGTGTCAACACGGAGACCGCGCTGATTGCCAACCAAGAAGTTAGCAGGTGCAAAGCAAACAGCAGCCATGGCACCAGCACCCTTAGCATCAAACTCGCCGCTTACTAATACTGGTGTATTAGCAACAGAACCGATCTGACCGGTTAAGATTGTGGCACGATCACCAACTTTGTCAACTGTTAAGAAGTTGGTGTCTTCGAGCAACTCGTAGTATACATCGGTAGAAACAATGTAAACTAGTTCGCTAGGATCGAGACCCCATACGCCTAGATCTTTACGCATATCGCGCAGGGTAGCAACTGTGGTTTTGGCATAGTTACCGGCAGCAACTGTAGCACCGTCGATATCTAAGTTTACAGCACTGGCTGCGTCGTATGTACCGATACCTTTAACAGGATCAGCACCACTACCAGCACCGCGTAAGAAAGCACGATCTACAGCGCGAGCAACCCGGCGAACCATACCATCACGGATAACAGGCATAATTGCTAACAGAGCGTCTTCTTCTTCTTCGAAGGCTACGTACTCGTTGGTAGCAACTTTGTATGCGTTAAGAGTGATTTCTTTAAGTGCGTGTGTAGCGTTGTTACCAGCACTGTCGGCGCTACCAAACTGACCATTCTGAACCCAGCTTGCAACACCAGCTTCTGGATTAACAGGAATTGTCATTACATTGGTTTGCATTGTAATAGCACGCATTGTAGGTGCTACAACTAAGCGGCGACGAACTTCGTTTTCTAGGTTAGTAGAAACTTCGAGTTCCCAAGTGGCTGAAGGAACGTGTGCACCGTACTTTTGTACAAGCTCACGACCAACTTTGGTCTCAAGAATGCTTTTCTTGCTCATGCGAGCTAACAGAACAGCTTTCTCTTTGTCAGAGTAAGAAACGGTATCACCGCTCTTGTCGCTAAACTGCATCTTGCTTTTCTGAATTGCTTCGAGTTCAGCAGCTTTCTCTTTAAGAGCAGCTTCTAAACCAGCGATTGCGCTCTTGCTTTGCTCAGCTTGTTCAGCAAAACGCTTCTCAACTTCAGCAAGCAGCTTTTCTGCACCGCTAACACCAGTCTCAACAGT